TTCTATCGTCACAGGATATTCATTACGAAACAACGGTTTAATCAGTTCCATAAACATACCGTCACCAAAGTTAGACTCTATAACGATCTTGTTAACTTTGTTATGTTTAGCAATGGAGACGAGACGTTTTAGTGTTACCTCGTCGTACCCTCCTTTAATACCACCAGCATCCGGAACAAACAACTGACTGTTAAGCATCTTGACCACAGCGTAAGCCGTTTCGTCTTTACCTCGTCCAGAAGGATCAATAGACATCACGGAACCACTGTACGGTATTAGTTCTCCCACAAGGCTGCTAGGACGTTTGTAGCGGTCTCCTGCCAGTCCTACATTAGGTAGGGTTCTATCGGCTTTCTCAGGGTCACTTGACCACACGATCTTTTCAGGGGCTTGATCAACGTCTACGTCGTGAATGATAAGGTCGTTAATCTTTAATGGATAACGGTCACGATCACTCAGCTTAGGGTTTAACATGAACTGCAACGCAAACCCGGTACGACCGTACGACAGCTGACGTTCTTCAAGGTCCATATCACTGAAGCGTAGGGGTTCTGTAGAAGTACCCGTGGTCTCAGGAGTTATGTTATCCCGTATAAAGGGTGCTAGGGCTGTACCGTAGTTGTTGTCAGCGTCTTCCTCCTTTGGGTACTGTGCTGGCCATACACGCTGCTCATAGCCCCTCTCTGCCAGCTTAGTGTACAGACTGTCTTCGCATTGGGGTGTACCAAGAAATACAATCCTAGAGCTTTCTAGGGGCTTTATAATAGAATCAAACTCTTTAACAGCTTCGTCTAGTTTATCCCGTAGTCCTTGTGTTTGAGAGTTAGACGGTACTTCTACGTCGTCCGCTACGATTATATCAGCACGGGAACCAGTCAGCTGGGATGTTACACCTAACGACTTAACGGAGGGTGCATGGGAAGCAGGAGCACCACTAACATCAAAAGCTATCTTACTGAATCGTTGGTTCTCTGATGGTTGTAGATGTTGTAGTGCAGGTATGTCCTGTATCAGACGTAACGTAAAGGTAGAGAAGTCATCCGATCTATTCTTACTGGCAGATACAACAAGTATGTTTTTTGTTTGGTCTAGTAGTAGTTGATGAACAACAAACGCTGAGGTTATCCAGCTCTTACCACACCCACGAAATGCTTGAATAACGGAACGACGAGGTCCATTTTGCAAGTATAAAGCCATGTCGTACTGTAACGGAGTAGGGTCAGGCAGGTTAAGGTGTCGCCATACAAGACACAGAAAGTTTCTAAAGTCTCGTAGTTGTGGTGGTATCTCTTGGTGTTTCTTCTTCATAACAATAAAAAGGAGCCGACGTTATATTGCCGACTCCTTTAGAGTATATGGGAATGTAGGGAAGAGTTAAAGTTGTTTCTCTGCGGGTATATCGTCTTGTTGTTCAGGGAACGGTAACGCTTTGAACTCATTAGCTAATTCATTAACATTACTACCACTACGATTATCCACTGTGATGTTGTTATCTTTTAACCACTTGCCTATGGCGTTCATCAAAGCCGGGTTGTATTCCTCCATAGCTTTCATGTACCCAACTGCATTCTTACACAGTTCAGTATAACCATCAGCAAGTTTAGCTCCTTCTACGTGATCCTTCATAAGTTATTATTTGTTGTCTCTCGGCATCTCAGAGTGGTCACCACGTCCGTTCATATTGTTCAGGATTCGTGTTACCCACATCTGTAAAAGAGCGGAGGAGCTGAGACCGAGCGTATTAGCGATCCCAGCTACCTCCTTCTTTTGTGAGCTTGTGAGACGAAAAGTTAGAGATGATGTATCTCTTTTTTTACCTTTCGCACTCATTCAGCAATATAAACTTAAGCCATTGCAGCAGTAAAGTCTGCCAATGAACCAAGATTGTTTCCGTCACCAAGAACAACGTCGTTAGCTTTAACGTCGATCAAGGAAGCACTTCCGTCGTCTCCACTGATGTCAGTAGAAGAAGCACCAGCTGAAGTTTTGTAGAAAGCGAACTTATCTTCACCTTCGTCGTAAACAGCAGCGATGTTACCGTCGTCAGAAGAACCACGCTCAATGATAAACCCAGCGTCGTTTCCGTTGTTAGCAGACCCAGCAGCTCCGTCATTGATGAGCATGATAGCATCTTTGATCTCGGAGTTAGTGGTTTGTACGGAAGTAGTTGTACCGTTAACAGTTAAATTACCGCTAAGTACAAGGTTAGTTCCGCTTACGTCTCCAGTGAATGCAGCACCAGCAAGATTAGCTTTGGCAACGTCAAGAGCAGATTCAGCAGCACGAGCAGTTGAAGCTTCGGAATCGATGTTCGACTGAAGAGTCGTGTCAGCAGATGCTCTAGCAGTAGCTTCACCACTAACAGCAGCGATACGTGCAGTTTCTTCAGCGTCGATATTGGACTGTAAAGTCGTATCAGCAGAAGCTCTGGCAGTTGCCTCGTCATTGATGTTTGTTTGAAGGGTCGAGTCAGCGGATTGACGGGCAGTCTCTTCAGCATCAATGTTGCTTTGGAGAGCTGAGTCAGCACTGGCACGGGAAGAAGCTTCACTATCAATGTTAGACTGAAGGGTACTGTCGGCAGATGCACGAGTACTAGCTTCAGAAGAGATAGCGTCAGCGTTAGTTTTGATCTGTGAGTCGAGAGCTTCGTCAGCAGCAACCAAAGAACCAGCAGATGTGATGTAGTTAGTTGAGGAGTTAGCGGAGTACGATCCACCTGCACCAAGACCAGCACCACTTTGAGTAGCGTCTAGTTCGGATTGGATAGCGGAGTCAGCGGATGCTCTGCTTGATGCTTCTGTGTCAATGTTACCTTGTAAGGTAGAGTCAGCAGACGCACGGCTAGTAGCCTCAGCGGTGATGTTAGATTGCAGGGTAGAGTCAGCACTTGCACGACTGGAGGCTTCCGAATCAATGTTCGTTTGTAATGTAGCCTCAGCAGCTTCTGCACGTGATTTCTCAACTGCAATAGCACTCTTGGTCGATTGACCGATTTGATAGAATATAGATGATGTATCTGGCATATTAGTATTTAACTATAGTTGTTATTGTTGATGTTAAAATTAAGCAGTACCGTCAGAAACAATCTCCGTCCATTCAGACCCTGTCCAAACGATAATCTTATTAGTGTCCGTCTCAAAGTATGCCTCACCAGCAGCTGGCGAAGCGGGACGGGTGGATGATGTGACTGTGTTTAAAGTAGCCATGTCTTATTCTTCCTCCATAGGTTGTGTCCAAGCTTCCCCAGCCAGCACGGTCAACATTGCCGAGTGACTAAGGGTATCTTTTCCGTATAGGCTGCGTGGTTTAGCTCCTTCGTATTTAACAAAGGTTTCATCACCTTGCACGTTATATCTTAGTGTATCCACTGATGTTTCAAGTACTTCGTCAAAGTTAACGGTACTTACTTCATCAGCATTTAGAATTACATATTGTCTGCTCATAGTTATTAAGAGGGTACGTCAGTTGAGAAAGTGGGTCCGTTAGTAAGAGTTCCGTCGTTTCCTCCGCTACCTTGGTCAGTTATAGTAGTACCCGTTCCCCCGTCATTGTCTCCCATACGCCACCACGCTACAGGCGAATAAGAAGATATGTCAGTAGGGACTCCGCTGTTGTAAATTGAACTTATATCTGAGCCGCTCAAAGCCGAATGAAACCATGCAACTTCATCAATTTGCCCATCAAAGAAACGATTACGAGTATTATCGCCAATGGTGAAACCCGCCCCGTTATTATTGAAAGAACTTGCAGTTGCTGTAGTTTCAACCGATCCGTTCAAGTAAAGTATTGCCCCATTGGTGGCTCCTACATCAACCGAAAAAGCAATATGATGCCACGCATTTTCTGTAATTGTAGTGGTTCCGGTAAGGGTAATACTTCCTATAACTAATGAAATTTTAGCCCCCGTAATACCGCACTGCCAATTAAGCGTTCCCGCATCTCTCTTGCTTACACTAGCCCTATAACCGGCTGTGCTATCTAGATAAACCCAAAAAGAAGCACTACAATCTCCTGTCGTATCAAGTGACGAGTTGGCGGCAACTGACATAAAGTCATTAGTACCGTCAAATTCTACGCTATACTGGTTCTGAAAACTAGGACTAGCTTCATTAGCAAACGTTCTCCACGATCCACTGTCGTATACAACAATAGCACCTGCATCGGTACTACCATCAGCTTTCAAATATAACTCACCATTCTTAGCAAGTCCGTTAGTTACCAGCGATGATTGCTCGCTGTCGTTAATTACTGTAATATCGCTCATGTGTTTAGCTGTTGTTATAGACCTGCCAGTTACTACCGTCGAATACGTAAAGCTTATAAGAGTCGCTTCCGTACATGATAGTACCTGCATCATCGCTGGTTCTTGCTGTTATGTTTGCTGCCGTGTCTACGCTGGGTGCAACGGTATCTGCTGGGAACCCAAGAACAGACTTTAAGAAGTCCGTCACAGCGTCCGTTTTATCTACCTTGTCATCCAACTTCGTCTTAACAGTCTGTCCGATTTGTTGAAGTATGTTAGCCATTAGTGATTATATTTATGTTAGTGATTATTGATTGTCAAAACTATTGAGCAGCTTGCCATCCTGAGTCTGTAAATACATACAATTTATTAGTGTCCGTGGCATACGCCATCGTTCCTAAGTCGTCGTCAGTCCTTGCTTGAATGTTGCTCTCGGTGTCTAATATAGCCTTGCTGGTGCTAGTAAGAGATATTAATAAGTTCCTGACGCTCTGTCCCATTTGATACCATACGCTCATATTTTATTTTCATTAATTGGTTAAATCCGACACTTGTTAGTGAATTACGGATCACCTGTCAAGCCTTCAAGAAATTCTGCGTGGTCACCCACTTCTTCTTCACGTGCGTCTAGGAAGTAAGGTAGTTCGTTCCAAGCAGTCGTTCCATCTCCTATCTTAATACGATTACGGTCAGTATCTAACTCGATTGCAACTTCCCCTTCCAATAGTACAGGGTTCTCTTCCCGCCACTCGGCATAAGTACCACGTCTTAATTGTATACGTTTTGTAAAACTAGGCATCTGCTTGTCCTCCGTCGAATATATCAGTGTCGTCCAATACAGGACCACCTCCGTCAATAGTAACAAAAAATGGATCACTCTCCAGCGATGTAACCTTCGTTTGTAGATTATCAGCTTTCTCTTTGTTCTCAGTAGCTACAGCCGACGATACAGCCGATACAGTACGCTGTTGAAAGCTTAACGGATTAGGACGAACGACAGGTCTTCTAGCAGGTCTAGCCATCCTTAGCACTTCCAACGACGCAACGCCAAAGCTTTACGGGTAGGTCTGCCTTTACTGTCTTTCATCGGTCCCTTGTTACCCGACATACGAGCACAGAAGGAACGCTTACGAGGACCACCACCGGGTTGAGGTCTTTTAAGTTTTGAACCAGTAAGTTTATTTATTCTGTTCCTGCCTGACTCACTAAGACCGCCTTTAGCAGATTTATCAGAAGCTCTTAAAGATATAGAGGCAGACCTCATTCTTACTTCTTCTTCGGGAACCCACGCTTCATGTTACTGTAAGCTTTAGGGCTAATCGTTGACTTCTTCTTACTACGGCTAATACCGAGTTTCTTTCTTCTGTTTATGTTTGCGTATAATCCTTTTGGCATATCTATCTTTTCATTAGCAGCTCCATCATACGATCAAGCTTAGTGTTTATCTCTTTAATATTTGTTTCAAGTCCACCCATACGGTTCTCAACAGCAGTATCTCTTTCACTTTGTGCAGCTAACTCAACCTCTATCCTAGTCAGTCGTTTCTCGTCGTTCTCTAATCTATCTGACAGTTTCTTTATCATCCAACCGATAACGGCAAGTATAACACCAAGTGCTGTATCTAAGAAGTGGGAGAGTGATTCAGTCATCTTACATTGCTGAGATGATGAACGCTAGTAGTTCGTTATATCTAACAGACATCTGAGTTACTTTAGTATAACCGGGTGTTTCTTTGTAGTTAACTAGACGTTGTCCGTTTTCATCCATCTTCTCCCACCAAGTATCTTTACCTATCATCGAATAACGGAAAGCATCTAATCCTTCGCTTTCAAAAGCTGCCTGTAATTCTTGTGCAATAACACCAACATGGATACGTGCATCGTTACCTTTCTTAGCAACAGCATCTTTCATGCGATACTTCTTAATAAGACCTTTACACTTAACAGCCACTCTTTTCTCTGCGTCATTTAAATCTTCAATGTCTTGCTTGAGGTTTTGGTCGGAACCGTTAAACGTACCAGCACTCCAAACATCATCCCATCGCTCGCCTGTCTTACCTAAGTCTTGTTGTCCAGTGCTTGCAGGGAAAAAAGCTCCGCTTGCTAATGCAGAACTACCATTATCTGAATTTTCAAACCTGAACGCAGACAAATCCTCAGTATTAAAACTTATCTGAAAATACTCTGCTGATCCAACATCTGACTTAAGATCTAGGTTTAATGCACTCGTAAGAGTAGTACTACCCTTGGAAACTAGCTGTAATATTGAGCTTATGCCTGTAGTGCTTGCATTTCTTATAAAAGCAGCCACACCACCACCAGCATTGGTTGCTTCAAGGTTTACAATATTCTCTTTATCTGTACCTCCGTCTACACTTACCTTGAAAGTAGATGGGCCCGGTTGACCTATACCTAACGTACCTAGTGCTGCATTTGTGCTTATAAGATCAGTATCGGTATCACCTTCCACACGAAAGTCCACATCAGCACCACCTTCGTTTACTACGACTTCACTAGCAGCTACTTTAAAAGTAGCATCAGTGTCGCTTATCTTAGCACTCGTAACAGCGTTGTCTGCTATAACCGTAGCACCGTCTCCTGTAGAAGTAACATCACCTGTGTGGTTTGGGTGTGTGTAAGCAGCAGGTACATCGCTTGACTTTGCCAGTTCGTGACCACCAGCAGTACTACCATCGTGTACAATAACTGTATCTTTATCGGTGTCTACTGTTACTTCTCCTTCAGCACCTGTAAAGCCAGCGTGTTGTGCTGTGGTTCCTCTTCTTAATTTTACTTGTATGTTTGGCATGGTTCTAGTTGGTTATGCGATTGATCCAAAGTCTAATGTTGTTGATAAGTTATCTGAGTCTACTACTCCGTTAGCGATAGTAAGTGCAGTTGATCCTGTTACGTCCCCGGTGTGTGTAGCGTTTGTTACCTTAGCTGTATTTAAAGCTACCGCAGCAGCGTCTGTGTAACTGATCTTAGCCGTGTTAGCAGCTACAGCACTGTTGTTAGCTACTTCCGTATCGAAGTCAGATATAGTAGAAGCAGTTTGTGTGCCTGTGTGGTTAGCTCTGTTCTTTAAATTAGCATCACTATCGTTAGCAGTAGCACCGTCAGCTACGTTTAACAACGACTGAGTTTGTGCTACACTTAACTCTATTATATCAGAAGATCCACCTGTATTGTTACCAAGTATTGTATTGGCTGGTATCTCTTCTATCTTAGCAAATGTAATAGAGTCATCAGCAATTCCAGCAAGAGAACCTACAATCGCACCACCAGCAGTCGTACCGTCGTGTACGTATAAGTCCTTGGTATCAGTAGTGTAAACAAGTTCGCCTTCCTGTCCTGTAAACGCAGCAT